TTGGGAACTCTTTGCATGTGCCAGTGGTTCTTCAATAGCCAGAACAAATGGAGTGTTTAAGTCAGACAACCACTGATTGACTTTGCGAATATCAACCTCGCGTTTCTTGCTGCGTTGCTGACAAGGCATAGCAATCTTGTCGATGACGCTGCCATCGAAATTAGAAAGCGCACACAGCCCTCCATCGAGGCCGTTGTCTACGCCGACAATCATTTCTGGATGGCCACCCATCCAGCTTTATCTACGTTAGCTTTTACCCGTCCCACGTAGCGATCAAGGATATACAATGTGACCTCAACATCAGTGATATCTTTTTTCATCATTTCGGCTCTATCTACGAGCCATGATGCTAGATCTCTGCACCCTTTGGAGCACTCTTCTAAACGGGCTTCTTCAGCGATAGTTGTTTCCATCTCTATTCTGATTTAGTTTCTGCCTCTTCGCGTAGTAAAGCTTTGCAAAGAATAGCGTAGTTTACGATGTCGTCGCACGCATCCTCTACAGATTCGTTCATCACGCGAAGTTCTCCATCAGCCACGAATGACCGTATCCTCATTATCTTGTCCTGAACACGAAGCAGTAGTCCGGTTACAGGGTGCAGGTTGAGGGCTAAAGATGCTTTGAAGTTGGCCAGCGCATCAGTGGCTCCAGAACCTCCGGTATAGTCGGAGTTTTTCTGCCGCATAATCTCTTGAGCTGCATCACAGGTTTCTTTATGGATCTCAAGCAGACGGTCAGTGTTCATGGCTGTGGGGGCGTAACAGTGTCTCGGATAACTACCCCATCCCCATCGGCGGGGACTTCCAAGGTATCTCCCTTCTCAAGAAGTTTAAGGTAGCAGATCTCTTTCCAGTTATCGGGGATAACTCGATAAAATGTCCCTTTCGCTTGAGTGACACGATAAGTGAATTTGTTTTCTCCTAAATTTTTCCGACGTAGAACCATAGGATCTTCGATGATCTGTCGAAAAAGAAACATGGCTTCACGTTTTTAAGAATGCTGGAGGTGACTTACCTTTAGCGTTTTGAGCCAGATAGTCAATCAAATTGGAAGCTGCGTTAATAGAGATATTCCAGTTAGATGAAATAATAGCAGCAGCTATAGGGTGGCTATAGCAGGATACAGGCGGGCCGTTAGGGTGATAGACCACCCCAATATATGCTTCTTCTAAATCATTTAGCAGACTCAGAGTTAGATGCCCTTCGACATCCTCATCGTCGTCAAACTCAATACTAAACCTATCCGTCCACATTGCCATCGCTGTCCACGTCGATCACGGTTTTACCCTTCATCTTGTCCAGCGATCCCTCACCCTTATCAGCGTTGGAATTATTAAGTATGGAAATATCTATTTGCATGCGGCTTGCACCGCCCCCTGTCTTGGCATTCAGGCCAAGGTTCCTTCTAATAAGCTGATCTAGTTCTGACATCTCGCGGACAGTCTTAGGACCCTTGATGTTTATCATGCTGTCCCGCAATAGTTTGATGCCTGCCGCCGCTACGTAGTGCTGGTATTTGTCAGCGGGGCTATTTTGAGATTCTGCGATCTCTGCGAGAATCTTGTCCTCTTCTTTTGACGCAGCGAGTTTTGCTTCGGTCGCTGCTTCGCGGGTCATCTCAGACAAATGCACCTCCAGATCTTCTTTGAGTGTGTCTTTATCGGCCTCTTTGTTTGGTAACTTGAACCCAGCCTTCTTTGGTGGTAAACCAAGCTTCTTAAACCAACGGCGCACAGTGCCTTGGTGGACACCTAACCTTCTACCTATAGCTGCATTCGTCATACCCTCTGCATTCAACCGCAGGGCTTCTTGCACTATTTCGGTATTGCCTTCGCTCGACATGATAACAACAGTAGACTCCGATCTGATTTAACCATGCCGTCCGATCCAAATAAACGCAAGCGTGTTCTCGAACCACGAATAGACTCGCAAACAAAAAAGATGGACATTGGTGGTTTGGTAATACCACCAACAAGTCTGATCACAGCTTTGTTATACGGTTTTGCACACCACCCCAAAGTAATCGCAAAGGAGTATTATTTCTGGCGAATTTGTGACGAGCTATGGAACCACGAGGATTTACCGGAACCTATGATGGTCAAGCACCCATGGGCAGAGCAGATGATACGCGCCGCCCTCAACAACAAATATTTGTCGATTGGTGGTTCTGCATCATCAGGTAAGTCACACACGATGGCCGCATGGGGGATTGTGAACTGGTTATCACAACCACGAGACACGCTAGTCTTAATGACATCGACCACATTAAGGGAAGCACGCAAGCGGATCTGGGGGTCGGTCATGTCTTTACTGTCCGTGATTGAGGGAGCACCAATCAAGATAAGGGATTCAATAGGCAACGCTGCTTATGTAGACGAAAAAGAAACGCTTATCGAACGGGCTGGTTTGTCGCTTATCGCCGCAGAGAAGCAAAAGACCAGAGATGCTGTTGGTAAATTTATTGGTCTAAAGCAGAAGCGAGTGATTTTGATCGGGGACGAGCTGGCAGAACTGTCAGAGGCAATAGTCAATGCTGGCCTGACTAACCTGTCGAAGAACCCGTTTTTCCAAATGATCGGCATGTCTAACCCGAACTCAAGGTTCGACGCATTTGGCGTATGGTCAGAACCCAAAGACGGCTGGGAGTCGGTAGACATCCAGACAGCCGACGAATGGGACACAAAGTGGGGCGGTAAATACATCCGGCTAGATGGCGAACGCAGCCCCAATGTTATACTAGGCGAGACGAAATATCCTTGGCTCCCGACTGAGGCTAAGTTGCAAGAGGACCGTCTACTGCTCGGGCCGGAATCAAGGGGTTACATGCGTATGGTCAGGGCTATCTTTTTTGACAGCGACGAGACAACAGGCATTTACGCAGAATCCGAACTATCTACCAGCGGGGCCTTGGGTAGTGTCGAGTGGGAGAGCACCCCGACAGTGGTCGCCGGTATCGACCCCGCATTCACGAACGGCGGCGACAGGACAATCATGTTCACCGCAGAAGTTGGATACGCCCGCAACGGACAGTATGTCTGCCAGTTCAAGGATGCGATCCACTTGAACGATGATGCCACCAACAAGGCCGTGCCTCGGACATATCAGATCGTCAATCAGATTATAGAGCACTGTAAGAAGTGCAAGGTGTCCCCAGAGAATGTGGCGGTTGACTCCACTGGCGCGGGGGCTCCGTTCTGTGACGTGTTGGCTGGCGAGTGGTCGCCTAATTTTATGCGGGTCACGTTTGGCGGTAAGGCATCCGACAAGCGTGTGTCTATGAACAGCCAGCTCACTGGTGAAGAACTCTACATGAACCGTGTATCTGAGTTATGGTTTGTGGGTAAGGAACTTATGAGGACTAAACAAGTATATGGCGTAAGTTCTGATCTTGCACAAGAGATGTGTGCGAGGAACTACGACATGATCAAAAGCTCCACACTGAAGATGAAGATCGAGTCGAAGCCGGAGTTTAAGTCTCGGTTCGGTCGCAGCCCTGACTTGGCAGACGCTGCATTCCTCGCACTAGACTGCGCCCGCCAGCGATTAGGGCTCGTGGCTATCGACCCACCGAAAGAGGATCAGGCTACAGGGTTCAGGAGACGGGTTACAATCCAGTCGTTAGGGCAGTCGTTGGAGAACCCTGACACGAGTTTGATGTCGTAAAAGTATTCCCTAGACAGCATAGGCACATTGGTGGGAGCAATGTGCCTATGTATTACAGGGAGAAACTTTTGAAGTCGGTTCGCACTTATATTGACAGAATTGACAATATACTTACATAAAGGTAATTTAGCGGCTGTGGCGTCAAAAAGATTCAAACGTCTTCCCTCCGGTCGAATCCAGTATATGGGGGAGTCATATGCTGGCTTCAATAAACCTAAAAGAGCGCCTAAAGGATCTAAGAAAAAGTTCGTCGTGTTAGGTAAGCAGGGCGACAAGATTAAAAAAGTGTCGTATGGACATCGTGATTACAGCGATTTCCGCAAACACAAGAACCCAAAGCGCAGAGCTAACTTCCGCGCTAGGCACAACTGCGCGACAGCAAAAGACAAAACAACTGCCCGCTACTGGGCATGCAAACACCTTTGGTAATCATGGCTAACGGAGACAAAGACGACAAGAAGAAGAAGAAGAAGAAGCAACAGGCGGGCAACAAAAACGAGAGGGTGCTTCGACCCCAAGGATCAGGGGCTACGAAATCATTGGGAGAGGTAGTCTCAGATGTTGGTAAGTTTGCGACTGAAACACTTCCAGCGGTAGGCGCAGCAGTCGTTGAGTCAACTCAACCTGCTATACCTGTTAAAGCACCTAAAGTTGATTTTCAATTTGAAGATAAAAAAGAAGAAGGCGAAACAATAGCAGGGATAGATGCTGCCGGTTTTACAGCACCCGCCAGACGAAGAACTGAAGACCCTGACAACGAAGATCTTACTCCTAAACCTAAATTTTTTGGGGATATCGGGCAGTCTGAAACAGGGAGCTTTTTACCAGAGACTGATAAGAAAGAGGAGGCAAGACTCAAAGCTTTCCGTCCTTTAAGGCGTGGAGAATTTTCACCAGAGCGGCAAGAGGAGGCAAGATTCAAAGCTTTTGGCACCACCGAAGGTGATATTACTGCATTTTACTCATCTGACTGTAGGTTGAAAAAAAATGTTGCACCGATAGAA